TTAAATCTGAAATAAAATTACATATATTAAATACATTATGTCTTTAGAACTAAAAAAATTCGATATGAAAAGAATACGATTTGACCCAAACAAAAATGACGGACCAGTTATCGTCCTTATAGGTCGTCGTGATACTGGTAAATCTTTCTTGGTGCGCGATTTGCTTTATTATCAACAAAATATTCCCATCGGAACCGTTATTTCAGGAACAGAAGCAGGCAACGGTTTTTACTCTAGTCATGTGCCAAAACTCTTCATTCATGATGAATATAGTTCCGTTATTGTTGAGAATGTTTTAAAGCGACAAAAAGCGGTTATGAAACAAATAAAAAAGGAAAAGACAATATACAAAAAAACGTCTATTGGTGATCCTCGTACATTTTGTATATTAGATGATTGTTTGTATGATAACACATGGACAAAGGATAAGATGATGCGCCTTCTTTTTATGAATGGTCGTCACTGGAAAATAATGTTGGTGATTACAATGCAGTATCCGCTTGGTATTCCACCGAATTTGCGAACAAACATCGATTATGTTTTTATTTTGCGTGAGCCTTATATAGCCAACAGAAGGCGAATTTGGGAGAATTATGCGGGTATGTTTCCGAATTTCGAGTCTTTTGCGCAGGTTATGGACCAGTGTACGGAGAATTACGAATGTTTAGTCATTGATAATAACTCAAAATCGAATAAGCTTCAAGAACAGATTTTTTGGTACAAAGCAGAGCCTCACGGAGATTTTAAGTTGGGGTCGAAGGAATTCTGGGAAGCATCTAAAGATTTAGACTCGGACGATGAAGAGCCGTATGACCCAGGTGCCGGACGCAGTATTAAAGGACCACGCATTAGTGTGAAGAAAAAGAGTAAATGGTAAAGCAAATCAAAGGATTAAAAGCAAATCAAAGGATTAAAAGCAAATCAAAGGATTAAAAGCAAATCTATTTAAAAATAATTCCACAATATTTAAATAGATTTAATCAACTCAACTATAAATCATGCTAAAACAAACACCGCGACTTATTTATAAAGCCATCAATACTCCTTTAAGGCAAAATATCGATATTTCCGTTTTGAATAAAAAAATCGGCCAACTCTTGAAAAACGAAAAGAAAATCAATAGTTTTATAAACGGGAGAGAAATAGAGACTTCCGCTGACAAGCGTTTTCATTCACCTTTAAACAACAAATATTCTATTTATAATTATGGTTCTCTCGACAAGCGCTTTTTGAGAGAAGCGCTTAAAAACGCCGAAGACCACAAAAGAATATGGCGTGGGTTTACACAAGAAGAAAAAAACAGGATTTTTCTCGACGCGGCAAATTTGATTGAAGGCAAGTATTTTTATGATATGATGGCCGCTACTATGGTGAACCAAGGGAAAAACGAATACGAGGCCCAAATAGATTGTATTCAGGAATTGTGCGATTTTTTGCGGTTCAATGTCCAATACGCGGAAGAAATTCGCGCGGAGCAACCCCTTTCCCCAGACCCAAAAACAATAAATACGAGTGAATACATACCGTTAATGGGTTCAACGGTGGTAATAACACCTTTTAATTTTACAGCAATCGCCGGTAATCTCGCCACTGCTCCACTCTTGTTTGACAATATTAATTTTTGGAAACCGAGTGAAAAAAGTCTTTTATCCAACAAATTGATCCATGATATTTTGTTGGAGGCGAATATGCCACCCGAAGTCTTGAATTTTTGCGTGGTCCAACCAGACCTTTTTGTGGAGGAGATTAAAAACACCGAATTAGGCGCAGTTCTTTTTACCGGTTCGTCATTTGTTTTTGAACGCATCAAACGCGAAATAAAGACTAATAATTATCAGCGCGTAAATCCGAATGTGCGATTTATGGGAGAGACTGGTGGGAAAAATTTTCATTTTATTGATAACAATGCCGATTTAGACTGGGCTGCTCATAAAACGGTCGAAAGTGCGTTCAATTATTCCGGGCAAAAATGCTCTGCTTGTTCACGTGTTTATGTACCGAAAGAAGACGAGGATGCGTTTGTGGAAAAAATGAAATATTACGCAAATGACATATCTTTCAAAAACAGTAATACGAATGTATACGGATTGATTGATGAGTCTGCCTTTATAAAAACGATAAATACATTGAAAACAATGACTATAAACGAATCAAACACACTTGTTTTTGGTGGAGAGGCAAACAGCGAGAAAAATTATTACGTCGCACCGACGCTTTTTAAAACGGAAAATAAGCATTCGGAACTCTACAAAAAAGAATATTTTGCGCCTATTTTGGTGATGTATCCGTATGTGAACAAAGAGGAAGCGATGGAGCATTGTGCGACTATTACCAATTATCGTCTTACTGGAAGCGTGTTTTCAAATGATGAAGAATTTATTAAGAATGCGTCTTATTATTTCAGATATAATTGTGGTAATTTTTACATTAATGATAAGAGCACTGGTGCGGTAGTCGCCCAACAACCGTTTGGTGGATTTGGAATTTCTGGAACAAATGATAAAGCTGGTGGAAAACATATGTTGAAATCACTATTTTTACAGCGAAATATCAAAGAAAATAAAGCGATAGCTGTAAGAGAGGATTTCGAAAGCGAAAAACAGAAAGAAGAAAAAACAGAAAAAGAGGAAAAAACAGAAAAAGAGGGAACATTATTGGATGATGTAGGATATATATTTCTTATTGTCGCTACTGTATTGAGTGTAAATATTTAATGCTTCCTAGATTATAATCAATTTATAAAAAATATATAATTCATAAAAAATTATATAATTCATAAAAATTATATAATTTATGAATAATATATATAAATGACTCTGTTATTTGTCGGAACTTTTCTTTTATTGGTTTTGTTTGTGGTTTCAGGAATGAACAAAATAGCCAACTTTGATGGGACTGTTAAAATGCTTCATAGCAAACTCCTTTTCAAGTCGTTTCCTTTCAAGTCGTTTCCTTTCAAGTCGTTTTCAAAATTGATAGCGCAATTGTCAATTTTTGGCGTAATATTATTATTTACATTTGGTTCTCTCTTTTTGCTTTATGCGACTTTTATGGAGGATAAAGAGATAAACATAAATAAAAAAATAAGAGAGAATAATAATAATCGCAATATATTCATTTTTGTCGTATCAATGTTCATACTCTTTATGGTATTAGCTACCGCATTATTTCATAATCCAATTGTTGACCCTTCACAAAAAATACATTTTTTGAAAAATTTGGCGATTACAGGAGGTTTTGTTTTGCTATTAAATAACGCATTATGATATACGGATTATTGGATTATTGGATTAGATTTTGGATAATTAGTATTTTCTCTCTTTATGGATATACGTCTTTTTCCAAATTATCAACAACTTCATTGGCTAATTTCAATTTATCAAGAATTGAAATTTTCCCTGACTTCGTTGTCGTCCATTGTTTTTCCAATTTAGGATGTTTTTCGACGCGAAAAAATTCGCGATATAATTCTTTTTCTTTATTGTAGCATTCCTTATAGTATATCACATATTTTCTAAGCATGTCTTGTGTGATTCCTTCGGGTAATGGTCGTGCGTTTGTTTTGCGTGTTCTTTTAGTGCCTTTAATGACTCCTTTGCTATTTTCTTGTTGTTCTTTGTGAGTGGCGAGCCGAAGGTTCTCCATTTTATTATTCAGCGGATCTCTATCAATATGATCAACACTAATAGTATTTGTTCCTTTTCCATTTCCAAAACAATCCATTATGATTTGATGAATATAAATATTATTCGACGAGCAAATATAATTATTTGCGCAAATAAAAAACGTGATTTTTTTGTTATCATTATGAGTTTTTTCAAAATCCAATATTTTCTGATAGGATTTTTCACATAATTTAACAAAAATATTATTCTCACAATACATAACTATAGTTTTATTAGTCGAATTGGTTTTATTAGTTGTATTTTTATCAGTGACAATCCATAAAGGATTTTTCATAATATATGCGTCTTTACCATTTTTAGTAATATGACCTGGAATAAAATCAAGGATATTATACAAATTATTAATATAATCATGTGCGTTATGCTGAATACTAACATTTGTTGAACGCAAATCATTTTTATTATTGTTTTTAAAATTATATTTTAAATTGCTAGATTTAAATCCATATAGAACTTGAAAAAAATCGACATCTTTTTTATTAGATTCATAATATGGATATGAATATGGATATGAATCGGAACACCTTATTTTCCATTTTTTATTCATATTTATTATTTTTGGCAATTGTTCTTTGTCTAAAATATAACTATTATTAAAAATTGTTAACGAAAAACAATCCTCTTTTGGCAAATATTCGATATTCATATTATATTTTTTATAATATGAATTTTATTTAAGTTATTTTAATGTTATAGTAATAACTATTCTCAAAATGGTAGTTACTTAGTTCGAGTACGCGAGACCGCCCATACCCGACATCACACGGAGCACGTTGTAGTTGGTAGCGTACACACGAACCTTGGCGGTCTTGGTACCGGCAACGGTGGCGTTCGAGAGGACAAGCTGGAGAGTAGCGTTGTCAATGCGCGAGAAGTTGCACGAGCCA